TAAGATTGGCAACGTAACGGTGGTGACATGAGCTTCACACACACTACATTAAAGCAGGCTCTTCAAGATTGGACTGAAAACAGCGAAACCACTTTCGTAAACAATCTTGATGTGTTCATTAAGAACGCTGAAGAGCGTATCCTGAAGCTTGTTGATTTAGACCTTTTTCGCAAGAACGTCACAGGGCCTATGGTAAGTGGTAACCAGTACCTTAACGTACCTAGCGACTATCTGGCTTCATTCTCTTTTTCTTATGAAGATTCTAATGGGGACAAACAGTTCCTGTTACAGAAAGACGTGAATTTTTTGCAGGAGTATCATCCGGACGCATCCGATACTGCCGCTCCTAAATATTACGCAATCTTTGATATTGATAACTTTATTATCGCACCAACCCCGGATGATAATTATAATACAGAACTGCATTACTATTATCGTCCAGCCTCAATTACAGGAAGCGCGGGCACTTCATGGTTAGGTGATAATGCTCCAAATACTCTTCTTTACGGGTCTTTGGTAGAAGCTTATATTTTCATGAAAGGCGAGGCAGACATGCTTCAACTTTATGAGCAGCGTTTTGTGGAAGCTATTGCGCGGCTCAAAAACTACGGTGAGGGCCGTGAAAACTCTGACGCTTATCGGAAAGGTCTTGTTCGCGTCACACAAACATAAGAGGGGCTTATGGAAATACAGGTAATTGACAATTTCCTCCCAGATGAGGAATTTGAACGGATTCGCGACTTCGTTTTTTCATCTCAATTGGGTTGGGTAAAGAGTAACGGGATTTCTGTTGGGGAAAACCCTAACGATCAACAGATATATTTTCTACACCCCATATACGATAATTCGCAAGCAATTTCCCCCTATATAGAACAGTTTAACCCTGTTCTTTCAGCCTTAAACGCTGATTGTTTGATTAGAGCAAAAGTGAACCTTTACTTGAGGCAAGATGAAGTTAAGCCTCACGGGTTTCATTCTGACTACGCTTATCACCATAACGGGTGTGTCTTCTACTTTAACACTTGTAACGGGCACACTCATTTTCGAGATGGCCCTAGTATAGAAACCGTTGCAAACAGGGCAATTATCTTTGACGGCAGTCACCCACACTCTAGTTCCGGATGTACGGATCAGCCTGAAAGAATAACTATGAATGTTAATTACATTAAAATGCCTACAAATCCCGGTGCAATAATTGAAACAAATGGATAAAAAGTTCCATGTCTTCGTTCATACCTTTTATAAAAACTACATGGGTTCAGAAAACAGCTTTAAAAAAACATTTTTTAGAGGACATTCAGCTTAACTTCCTTCCGGAGGTACAAAAAAACCAGTTTGACGAAAACTTAAAAAACATTGACCGAACTGATTGGTACTTATTTAGAGGAAGAGAGCAAACACCCTTGTTCTTGGAAATAGCTTCTCACCTTGTTGGCTATGTAAAAGAGACAACAAACACGGACGGTCTAAACAATGTGTCTGTGAATTGGAGAGATTGTTGGTTGTGCAGCGGCACTGATACAGGTTTTGTAAGACCTCATTCTCACGGGTGTCGTTGGGGCGGCATATCTTTTTCTTTGTACGTCAGCATGCCGGAAGATACGACTTCTTTAACTTTTATGGATGTAACACACAAATCTGAGTGTCACTTTGTTGATGTTGATGTTTCTGCCGGAGACATGCTTATTTTTCCAGACAACGCAGTACACATGACAAATGACGTTCAAAAGGAACGAGTTGTCATGTCCGGAAATGTCATTATTACGCCTGTTACGGAGTCTTTATGTACGGTTTAATTGATGTCCCAACATTCACTAAAATACAACGGACAAGGTTTCCTAAAAATCTTTGTTCTTCTTTAGTCAAACAACATTTGTCTAGTGTTGGGGAAAACACTTGGGACGATAATTTAGTAGGCGTAGATAGGTCTAATTGGCAAATTTACAAAGGCTACGAAGATGACCCATCTTTCTTAGAACTGGCTTCTCATTGTCAGCTTTATGCAGAAACTGTTCATAATAAGTTTCCAGAAGATGACCTAAACGTAGATTGGGTTAGTGCTTGGATTATGAATGGCAAAGATGGCGGAATTGTACAACCGCACGTTCATGGAAAACATTGGGGGGAGCTTTCTTTCTCCTTGTACCTATCGCTTCCGAAAGAGAAAACATCTATCAGCTTCATGTCCGTAGACGTTAACAACGACGTATTTCATAGAGAAATCATTGTTGAAGAAGGCGATATGTTGGTCTTCCCCGGAAACATGATTCATTTTTCTAAAGACATCAGTGCAGATAGGGTCGTCATGTCTGGAAATGTTGTTGTAAATTATATTCCTAAAAGGGCTATGAAAAATGAAGTTTGAACCATTAAAGGGTAAGAAGATAGCTATTGTGGGGCTTGGAAGCAGCATTTCTGACTTTGTTATGGCTCGTATAAACTCTGCTGACTTTGACGAAATTTGGGGTATCAACTGCATAGGCGGGGTGTTTCATGTTGACAGAACTTTTATGCTGGACCCTGCATCTAGGTTTTTAGACGACACAAAAGCTGGAAAGCAAACCGGTATAGCGACGGAGTTCTTACTTAAAACCAAAAACAAAGGCCCTATTTATTCTTGCTGTCTTGATGACCGTGTTCCAGAGCTTGAGCTTTATCCCCTACAGGAGGTTATAACCGCAACTAGATATAGTTACTTTAATAACACGGTTTCTTATGCAGTAGCTTTTGCCATTGCAGCAGAAGTGTCTAAAATATGCCTATATGGTATAGATTTTAGTTATCGTCAAAATCTTCATATGGCTGAGTCTGGGCGCGGTTGCGTGGAGTTTTGGTGCGGGGTTGCGGTAACTAGAGGTATTCAGATAGAGGTCGCGCCACGCTCTCCTCTTATGGATACAGATGTACCAGAGGACGAAAAGCTTTATGGTTACCACAGACTTGATGACCCTTTGGTGCAAAAGGTTGTGAACGGGGAGCTTGTCATATGTCCTAGAAGTCAGTCCGCAGAATTTATATCGGATCCCGGACAAATACTGCCGCCAGAACCTGAAGACGGTTCCCTTTTGATAGGTAGACACGATATAGAGGGCGTTACTTATGAAGATTAAATATGCCCTAAATAAACATAAGACTAACAACTTGACAGAGTCCGACCAACCCTGGCTAAAAAGGTTGCTGCTGACGCCTGTTTCTCGATGTGTGCCAAAATGGTACTCTTCTTTAAAAGATCGAGGCACCATAAAAATGTGCCCTTCATTTGCTAACATGTTTACAAATGGGTTTGTTGTTAAACTCCCTGTGGACATGTGGGTAGAAAGAACAGAATCCGGTATTAAAGTAGATGTTTCAGAGGGATGTGAAATAGATGTGTTTCACACGCATGGTGAAGAACAGTTCGGGCCTAATTTTCCCTTTAGAGAAGGTTTTGCTAAAGTTTCTGTAAAGTTTATAAGTTATTATGTTCTCAAAGGGGAACAGCCGTTTGACATGTTTTTTCAGCCCTGTTGGTGGCATCCTGCGTCTAACTATATTGTAGCGCAGCCGGGGTTATTTAGATGCGACCCAAAGGAGCCTGCGATTGAGTACAACATCAACACTTATTTGAAAATTCCTGATGAAGTTGGAGATAAGTATGTCGTTCCCGCAGATACCCCTATTTGCCACATCTTCTTTTGCCACATACTAACGCCCACAATTGAACGGTATTCCGACAAAGAGTTTAGAAGAAAAGAATCTGCCGGTCTTGAAAAGAGAAGAATGTTAGGGTTTTCCATGTTTTCAAAAGATTATTTTGATTTTTTGAAATCTTTTAGAATAAGAGGGAGATAGAGTCATGTTTACTTTCACGGGTGGGGTATCCGCGGGAAGCGTCAACGTAATGACGTCTGATCATGGGGGTTTAACCAGTGATCAGGTTACAGAACTGGCGATGGAAAAGATAATGAGAGTGTCAGACACTGCGCCACCTGTAATCAAGGAACAAGCTGAAGCTTTTCAATCAAATGTTCGTAATGTTGTCTATCACTACATAGAATTGGCAAGGAAGGAAGAACGTGCTACAATCGCTCGTAGAATGGATAAACTTGGCAATTCTGAAATGGCTGACCTTGTAAGGAGAATATAAATGGCTATTACTCAGGCAATGTGTACCTCTTTTAAGACGCAGCTTCTTGAGGGTGAACATAACTTCAAAAACTCTGGTGGAGACACCTTTAAGCTGGCAATGTACACCAGTTCAGCTACATTGGGCGCATCAACTACCGCATACACAACTTCTAATGAAGTTTCTGCTAGTGGTTCGTATTCTGCTGGTGGTGGTGACCTTACACGGGTTGACCCAACATCATCAGGCACAACAGCGTTCACTGACTTTGATGACATCAGCTTCACCACGGCAACCATTACTGCTCGTGGCGCGTTGATTTACAACTCAACCGCAACAAACGCGGCTGTAGCTGTTCTGGACTTTGGTGCCGACAAGACATCAACTGCTGGTACATTCACAATTCAGTTCCCAACTGCTGACGCATCTAACGCAATCATCCGTATTGCATAAGTAGGCTGTCATGGCTAATAGCGGCTGGAGTGACGGTACATGGGGGTCGAGCTTCTGGGGCGGGTTTCAAGACCTGTCCTTCTCGATTACTGGTGTCTCTGGTACGACAGCCGTAGGCACTGCTCAAGGCTTATCCACAGCAACACCAACACCTAGTGGTCAATCTGCTACTGGCGCGGTTGGCTCTGTTGTTGTAAGTATTCCTGTCACTGTTGAGCCTACTGGTGTAAACGCCACGGGCAAGATGACAGATGGCTGGGGCGATGGTGGCTATGGTCTTGACGCCTGGGGCGGCACAACAACTGTTGAGCTTGTTCAGGAGGTTCCCGTCACACTTGCGGCTGCAACTTCTGGACTTGGTAGCGTTACTGTTACTGGAACGGGCAACTTAACTCTATCTTCTCCAACTATGACTGCGAGTTTGGGCACAGCCCTTGCTGGCGCGGGTGCTATTGTCACTGAAACAGGCTTGCAGGGCGATATTGGCTTTGGTGATGAGTCTGTAGTTGGCGATGCAAACGTATATCCAACGGGGCTTGGTTCAACTGGCATAATCGGCGGAAATTACTTCGTATTCTCTACCCTGTCTATTACAGTAACGGGTGAAGAAGCCACAATGGCCCTAAACAATAGTGGCATCACGGTCATTCAGAGTCAGTTGATCATACCTTCATCCGACGCGATGGTTGGGCATACTGGTGATGAAGAGGTAACAGGGGATGCCAACGTCACGTTGACGGGTGTAAGCGTCTCAGGTAATATAGGCAATGTTCTGATATGGCAAAAGATTGCCCCAACAGCAACAACCACATGGAATGAGGTAGCAGCATAATGGCTAGTACATATACCGCACAAAACGGCATTGAGAAGCCCGGTACTGGTGAACAGTCTGGTACTTGGGGCACAACAACTAACCTTAACTTTGACATCATTGACCGCGTATTGAGCGGCGTTGGCTCGATCACACTTTCTGGCACAGCGCATACGCTATCTACAACGGATGGTGCGCTTTCAGATGGTCAGCATAAAGTTCTTGTTCTTGGCGGCACACCGTCAGGCACAAACACAATCACAATTTCGCCAAACGACCAGCAGAAACTTTACTTTGTAAAGAACGATTCTGGTCAAACTGCGACTTTCACACAGGGCACAGGCGGTAACGTAAATGTAGCCAATGGTGAAACAAAGATTATTTATGCAGACGGTGCAGGCTCTGGCGCAGAAGTAGTTGATTTCACCAATACTTTGGCTGTTCCGACTGACTTGGTAAACGATACGACTCCGCAGTTGGGCGGCAATTTGGACGTTAATAGCAACGAGATTACCTCTGCTTCCAACGGAAATGTGGTCGTAAACCCTGACGGGACAGGCACTATTGAGCTTGAGGCAGCGACAAATATTACTGGCGACACTACTTTCGCTGGCAACGCGGTCCCCGACGCAGACGGGACTCGTGATTTAGGGACAACAACAGTTCGTTATGCGAATGTTTTTGCAGACACCTTCACATCTGGTGACTTGGTGTTAAACAACACCGATAGAAGCTTTGTGAACGATGTTGACGGTACGCAGGGCCGCTGGCGTATTCAAGAGGGGCAGGACAGCTTGTATATTATTAATGAATTAAGCGGCTCAAAATACAGGTTTGTCCTTGAATCTGTGGAGTAACCATGAAAATAGACCATTATATTGGTGTATACGACAATGTAATTTCAGAGGACCGCTGCAAAGAGCTAATAAACAAATTTGAAGATATTCATTCTAGTTCTTGGCATAATGAATCCGAAGTTCAAGATGGCGGAAACCAATTCGCAAACTCGGATTTAGGCAGAAAAGATACTTCCTTGTTTTTTGACCAATGCGCTCAAGCTCACGCGAGTTTGATACACGATGCTGTGGGTAAATGTATGCAAGATTACACATCTCACTATATTGGTTTGAAGTCTTACCCTCTCGCCTCTTTTTGTTGTAAGGTTCAAAGAACCTCTCCCAGAGGGGGTTATCACGTTTGGCACTCTGAACACGGGGGTGACCACGGGAGCATGCGTAGGGCAGCGGTTTGGATCCTTTACTTAACCACTCATGAGAACGATGGTGAGACAGAATTTCTTCAGCAAGGTATCAGGGTTGCGCCACAGGCGGGTCGCGTGGTAATATGGCCTGCAAGCTATACTCATCCCCACAGAGGAAATCCTGTGTATGATGCGGAAAAATACATAGCTACTGGTTGGTTTGAGCATTATTATGACGTTAAGTGAGAGCAAATATGGCTGAATATGCAGAAATTACAAACGGCAAAGTAAGCAATATTATCATTGCCGACACTTCTCCAGGCGATGATTGGGTGGACGTAACCAATACTACGATTACCTACACGCATACTTTGACCGATACGAACACAGTTGCTACTGAGACTGAGAAAGTCGCTCCGGGGGACAGCTACAGTAACGGTTCTTTTTCTAGGAACCTAGACACTGAAACTGCTGCTGATAACGAAAGAATAGCAAAAACTCTTCTAGCTGAGTCTGATTGGACTGTTCTTAACGATGTTGGCTTAACTTCAACAAATGTACAAGAGTGGAAGACTTATCGTGCTTCTTTAAGGGCTATAGCAAAGTCTCCTTCTGCTGGTACAACCACTTGGCCCGTGAAACCCTCTAAGGAATATTCGTAATGGCATACATAATTGGAAATACAACCGTTATTGATAATAATGGAGCCCTCGGTTCAGTCGATGGAAACAATCTTAATTTAGGAAATAACTCGAATATTTCTGCGGGCGGCGTGTCTGATGCGACTCTTTACACGTCTACGTCAAACGTGACTCACGACTCAGGTGTCATGTATATCGCGGTTGGCGGCGGTGGCGGTGGCGGCGGCTATCAGGAACGCGGCGGCGGTGGAGCTAGTGGGGGCTCTGGTGTAGGGGGAATTGACAGCGGTCCTGTAACTATGACCATTGGTTCACAGGGCTACGGGGGATATGGTCGGGGTAATCGTGCAAATCCAACATCTGTTGCCACTCCGGCTTTAACTGCAAATTTGATAGGCGGCGGTTCTGGCGGCGGGACTACCTTCCAGCCGGGGCAAGGTCCGGGTCCGGGTGTTGGTACGCAGAGTTGGAACCCAACCTCTATTCTGATAGACACAAACACATCTTATGGAAGAGGTGGTTTTGGTTCATCTCAGACAAACCAAAACACTGGAAACCCCGGTCAAGCCGGAGCAGTTAAGCTTATTCAGTTCTAATGTCACAGCATATTCGGCCTCATACCATAGCCGAAAAAGGCTCTTTGTGGGAACTTAATGCTCTTCACGTTTTCCGCACGATTGGCTGGAGAGACAAGAAGCTTAACCCTGAAGAAGATGATTATGTTGGTTGCTGGGAAGACGCTTTTTTATACAAGGGTTTTGAAAAAGGTAAGTACAATTTTTTAACCAGTGCCATAGCACAAACGGTGCAGCGGCATGGGTTTAGGTGTGTTTGTGATTACCCGCCTAACCTATCTTTTTGGGTTAAAAAGAACGACATCATAAAAGAGCTTTGGTTTAGTGGGAAAAATGTAATTCCAGACACCACTGTTGACGGTAATAAAGTTGCAATAGGCTACACTCATCCACGCAAATATCTGCCGCCTATTGTTCAAAAGATATTTGATGACGAATTTGGATACGATAAAGATTTTGAAGGGAAGCAGCGTATCTTCAATATAAATTTGTGAGGGGCAATGGAACAAAAGGTAGAGCGATTTATATCTGAGGATTTTGCTCAGTATCTTTTCACACGGGCACAACTCGGGGACGGGTTCATAGACGAACACCAAGTCCCCTCGGCAAAAGCTTCGTACTCTGACCCGGTCATGAACAATCTACTTGTTCACCTAAGGCCAAAGGTTGAGCGGTTGTACGGCAAGCGTCTTCATGAAACGTATTCCTTCTACAGAATATATAACGAAGGAATGGAGCTTACCCCTCACAAAGACAGACCGTCGTGTGAGGTTTCCGTATCGTTGTGTCTTGGTTATACCGCTGAATACATATGGCCTTTGTTTGTGGACGGGAAACCTTTTTCCATGACCCCTGGAGAGGGTGTTATATACAAAGGATGCGAACAACTTCATTGGAGAGAACCGTTTAGACGAGTCTCACGGGAAGACTATACTCCTATACACGCGCAAGTTTTTTTGCATTATATTGAGGCTGGGGGCCAATTTGACCCGGAACACAAATACGATGGTCGAACATTCGAGGAAATGATACGAGGGGCACCATGAACGAAAGTATAGCAATATCAGACGGGGCGTTTGATTTAGAGTTTTGTAATTATTTACTGGAGTTACAAACAAATGCCTTTGGTTTAGTTGGCAGCGATGAACTGAACCAAAGTATACGAAAAAGCAAGATAAACTTTTTAAACGGCTTTTTTCAGTATCCTAAGGTTTACGGGCCTGTTTCTAATTTTTTATTAGAAATAAACAACGCTCACTTCAATTTCGATTTGACTACAATGGAACCCCCACAGTTGACTCAGTATGATTCGGCTAATCAAGGGGAGTATAAACCACACAAGGATACAAGCACTCCAACGGCAGGGCAGTATCGTAAGCTTTCTATGGTGATACAATTAAGCTCTCCAGACGCCTATGAAGGCGGAGACTTGATATTTCCAGAACAGGATAATTATTCTCCTGAGCTAACAAAAAAACAGGGAACAGCTATAGTGTTTCCGTCATACTTGCTTCATGGCGTAACTCCTGTAACAAAGGGTGTGCGAAGAAGTCTGGTAGTTTGGGCACATGGCCCTGCTTTCAGATAGAAACAAAATGTAGTATGATGAGGGGCATATAACGATATAGGTGCGCCATGCCTCTTACAAAATTACAGTTTAGACCCGGTATAAACAGAGAAACTACCTCATATTCAAATGAAG